CTAAAAAACCCATAGCGTCTTTTGATAAATTAAGTCCCGTCGAAGTTTCGTCGTTTGTGGTTAAAAAATTAGTAAAAGAATCTTTTAATTCTTGAATTTTTACAGATAAAGTGTTTGAGTTGATGTTACCGTAACTGGAAGTCCATAGGCTTGTTGTTGTACGCTTTCTACATTTTTGCCTTTATCCTTGATATTAACATTCAATCCTCCGCTAACTTTCGTTGTTTGTTGGTTTTGTGAATTTACAACCTCAGGGGCTTCTGTTTGCTTATTTTCACGCCCTAATTGCATACTGATATTGGTCATGTCATTTAATTTATCCAACCCCGCTTGTGCTGCTTCGCCAATTCCTCCAGGAATCATAGCCACTAATTTAAGAACCGCTTTCAAAGGCATTAACATAAAGTCAATTATCGATTGCCCTATTGAAATGAAAAAATCAACAAAGCTAAATTCTTCAAAAAAAGTAACAATCGCACCCCAAGCAGCAGACAAAAGCCCCGTGAACATTTCCCATTGTTTTGAGAACCATGCGCAAATTTCATCCCAATAATAAAAAATAGCAATAATAGCAGCAATAGCGGCAATAACCAACAAAATAGGTGCTAAAGTTGCCCATATAACAGCAGCGAAACTCGAACCAGTAAGAGCAGCCGTTACGGCAACACCACTATACCAAGCCGTAATTGCAGCATAAGCAGACATTATCCCAGTTCCTATTGCCATTGCTAAATTTATACCTTTTATAGCTAAAACAACCCCCGCAATTCCCAAAGAAGCCAAAACTACTTTATCTATGTTGTCCGCTAAAAAACCCATAGCGTCTTTTGATAAATTAAGTCCCGTCGAAGTTTCGTCGTTTGTGGTTAAAAAATTAGTAAAAGAATCTTTTAATTCTTGAATTTTTACAGATAAAGTGTTTGAGTTAATTTCCGCAGCTTTTTGCGCCTCAGTTGTTCCCGTTACGCCTTTTGTATATTTTTCGTAAATCGGAATATTAGCAAGTAATATTTTACCAGCCGTAATATTTTCAGCACCAAAGGTTTTTAAAATAAAAGTGTCTTTTGCTCTTTGAGTTGTTAGTTTTGATGATATTTTATTGGCATCAGCCAAAGCATCATTTATATTAAATTGTCCGCTCGCATAACCTAACCCAGCTTTTTGAAGTTGCAAAGTAGCTCCTCTCAATTTTGTTCCAGCCTCCGCTCCAAACAAACTAAATTTACCTAATGTCTGAATCAATGCTTGTGATTCTTCTAGCGTTATGTTTGCGCCTTTTGCGACTGCTCCAAAGTTTTTATAAGCCTCAGCGGATTGCGTAATACTTGACGCTCCTACCGCTTGACCAGCAGCCAAAACATTAATAACTCTATCTGATTCTTTTGCACTTAAATTAAATTGATTCATTATGCCTACTAAATTCTCAGCAGAAACTCCCAACTCATCGCCCGATGCTTTACTCAAAGTAATCGAAGCTTTTGAAACCAAAGCTAATCCATCAGCAGTTTTAGCAAATTCAGAGTTTAAACCCGCTATTTTTTCAAAAGACTTTGCAACATCAATTGTACTCTTTTTAGTATCGCCTGCTACTGCATTTACAGCCGTTCGATACTTTGCAAAATCTTTATCCGACAAATCACTTACAATTGTCCTAAATGATGCTATTGAAGTTTCATAATCTTTTAAATCTGTTATGGCACTCGCAAAAATAGCCCCAACACTCAATCCCAAAAGCAATTGAGCCATTCCTCCCAATTTGCTAAATGTACTATCGATTTTCGTGTTTATTCTTGAAACGGCACTCCCAGCACTTTTCGTAAAAGATGTAACCCCACTAGTCATTTTACCAACAACAGATGAAAACTTATCTATTGCAAGAAACTCGGTAGGAATTTTCATTGTAGCTGCCATAATTCTTTTTTTTGTTTTAAAAATAAAAATCCTAAAAGCATTGAACCTTTAGGATTTTATATTTTGTATCATTTTTCATTTGAACATTATTATTTTATTTTTGATAATCTAACGATTTCTTTTACCTCATCGTACCAATAAATTAATCCTTTAAAGTCCAAATCATCACAATACATTTCAGATATTTCAGTAGGTGTCCAATGGTATTGATTTACTACCGATTTTATAATCGGGTTCATATCTCCCAAATTCCACCTTACATAAAAACCGTTGCCAACTGTTGAATAACGTCGTAATCCTCACTCTCGAATTTATCCAACTCTTTTACCGTAACTCCAACAATGTGAGCAATTACAACCAAAGAATAACGAGCAACTTGTTTTTTTAAATCCAACCCCTCAGCTAAATCAGCCTTTGTTGTTGGTTTTATTCTAGTTTTAAAGTTTACAACATCCTTTGAAACCTCGTTTTTGTCATTCAAAATTGGATGATAAAGCGTAAATGTAGGCTCTTTTGTTTCTTGGTCAATTACTAAATTACCACTTTGAATAGCCTCTAAAATATCTGGATACTCCTCCGCTAATTTGTCATCTGAAACTGGTTTTTTAACCCATTTTGCAATAAATGATTTTAATTCTTGCAACGCAATATCCTCGCTAATAACTTCTTTTTTCATTGTTTTAAAGTTTTTTTGGTTATTAAATATTTTCTAAATCTCCGCCTCCAGATACTTTTAAAGTCATCGTTCCGGCGTTTGAATCCGTTTGCAAATCTCCAACTGGACGCCCTTTTCCTTTTTTAATGTTGCCATTTAAAAAAGAATACGTCCACGTGCCTAAATCTGGATGTTTTGACAAATCCTTAATTGTCGTTTCAGTTGAACCATCAGCATCAATCGCAATTACGTCCTCAATACTCCATCTTACTCTGTTCATTTGCGACATCATTTGTCCGTTTGCCGTAACTTGATTTGCATCATCATTAGCACGAACTCCACCGCTATCAGTCGTAAAACTTTCGTTAGATTTTGGGAAAAATCTAAATTCTCCTAAAGTATGTTGACATACAATTTCGTCAACATCTCCAAATGTGAAATTACTCATATCTCTTTATTTATTAAAATTAAAAACCAGCTTCAACATCTGTTGATTCAATTCTAGCAACTCCAGTTCTTTTATATCTAAAGAATGTTTCAAATCTATTCGGATTTAACGTGCTAATTTGAACTAACAAACTTGCTTTAGAAAATGAAGGATCATTAATTAATGCTTTTTCCGCTAAATCATCAAACAAATCAAATACAACTGCTTTCCATTCTTTTGGCTTGATTACACCAGAAACATCGACCGTTTGGTTATCTCTAACGAGAGTTTTATCTTTCAATCGTATCGTTTCTAAAATTCTGTAAGAATCACAAACATTCCAATCTAAATTCACATTACGCACATAATTGTACTGTAAAGGAGTTTCTCCTTCTGGATGATAAGTGTTAACCAAATCTTGAATTTTATACACTCCATTATCTAAAATGACTGTAGAACATCCTTTTTTGATTAAAAAATCTCGGTTGTTGTAATCCATCATATCTCCATAATTACCATCGCTAGGAATAGGCATATCTGGATAGGGCTTGTTGTTTACGTCTAAATGTGGTGAGTCTTGAAGCGTTCTAGCCACCAAAGCCACAACGTTTGCAACCACTTCGCAAGAAAACCCTTTTGATTTTGGAGCAACACAAATAACATTCGTCGTTTGTTCAACTCTTAATGAATTATTTGTAATTGTTGCTAAATCGTCTTTGTCATCTAAAGTGCTACCAAAATAAGCCATAAACGGTTTAAACAATAAACCAGCATATCGACCAGTTGAGGCTTCTTGTGTTCCGTTAAACGCCTCTAAAACAGTCAATTGACTTGCTCCATAAGGATTTGTTACACAAGTGTACCACGTATCACCAAACAAAGCTAAAGAATCAGCCAAAGAAACAACTCCAGTACCATCTGTAGAATCAGATTCAGAATAAGAAACGCCAGCAGCATCATTGCCAAAGTCGATAACAATATTTAACTCGGCACTTGTTATACCTTTCCATTTTGAAGTGATCGTAACAACTCCTAACGTATTTGTAGCACTACATGGAGCAGATAAAACACCATTAATAGCATCTTTCATTTTTCCAGCAATAACCGTAGGAGTATCTCCAGACACTACATTATAAGAATAAAACTGAAAATCCAAACCGTTACGTCCATTAACAATTACATAGTGAGTAGCATTTCCCGTAGCTGTTCCCGTAACCGTCCATTCTCTCTCAGTAGCAGTTGCACCGCCAGCTGTGATTTGTGGAAAAACAACAGTTGGAATACCACCAACTCCATCGCCAGATAAAGGACGTAAAATTCTCATTTGTTGATGAATTGGAGAACCATATCCAAACAACTCGGCTGCTTCTTTTGCCGATGTAACTTCTTTTTGAGCGACAGTTAACCCGCTTTGATTTGCAGTATTGGCTTCTCCAAAAACAGCGATGATTTGAGGCAAATTCGGAGTTTCATTTGTGAAAAACCCTTTTTTAATTTTATAGCCCGAAACTCTCGAAAGTCTTTCTAAACCAACCGCAGTTGAAATTGTACTCATAATTTTATGAATTAAAAATTAATTGATAACCTTTGTTTGTTAAATCTAGTTTGATAGTTGTATCATTTCCACTGAAAGGAACTCCATCCCAAGCATCCTGAAACTCTTGCAATCTTGCCGAAAAAGAAACCCTAGCAAATGAAATGTAATTAGCTTCTTGACTTCCATAGTTATTTTGAACTTGAATACTATCAACCATTGTACCTCCTATTAAATTGTTCTCAAACCCTAAAGTTTTATACTTAGTCGATGACAAAATAAAACTTATCATACCTAAATATCGCATCAATTTAACTCTAGAACTTGTGCTTCCTGTTTCGCTTTCGCTTTCAATACCTTGACAAAAAATATCGATATTATAATTTGTTAAACCTTGACGGTCTTTTTGAGTTTTTCCAGAATAATTAGAATTGTCGAATGTTATATTTATCATTACATCTTCCTCTTTTCCGTATGGAGTTTGACGTGCTATAAAAACCTCCAAATCATCCGTAAGGCTTTTCAATGTAATTTTATTCGTCAATTCCTCTAGCAAAACAACTCCGATTTTGTTTAAACAAACCTCGAAGTTTTGAATCGGAATAATATCTGTAATAATTGATGCCATTTAAACTTGGTAATCACCTAGAATTAAAACAATAAGTCCTAATGTTTCATCTGGAAAATTCTCTTTCACAACATAATTCTTAATAATCCCAGTATTGTCTGGAACAGAAACTTTGTGCTTTGTTAAAGAAACTTCTCCTTTTGGATTTCTAACAACATATCCGTTATCGGTTAGATATTTTTCATCTATT